CCAGATTTGCGAGCATTCTGGAGACGGCCGGCTGGAGGATATCTTCGACGGACGGTTTCGTGGCGATCGTTCTGATGCCTTCAGCCATCACTCTCTCGACCGCAAGCTGTGCTCTCGCGATCTTGTCCGACTCTTTGCCGGCGTTCACAATGGTCGAGTAGGCACCTGCGGATCCCTTCTCCATCGCACCCGCAAAACTGAAGTCTTTCTGTGCCGCCGCAAACTCTCCAAATGCCGCCTGTTTCGCTTTATCGGCAACACCCTCATCAAGCTTGGTCGTTCGAGAAATCTCATCGATCTGCTTGATACGCTCCAGGTACTTCTGTAGCGGATCCTGAAACTCCTTGTTCATATCCGCGGCAGACAATTCCTTGTCGAGCTGTTTGAGATTCTCTATTGTCTTCGCCCCCGCCCCTTCGCCGGACCATCGTAAGCTCTTTTCGAGTTCCGCGATTTGCTGCTGCCGATCCGTGAGCCCGGTCGTCATGGCGTCCAATTCACTCCGCCATTTGTCAAGTGCGTCCGTCGCATCGCTGATCGGCTTCAGCCGCTTCTCTTGTGCGTCCTGTTCCTTCTTCGTAATCCGTTCCGCTTCAGCCAAAATCGCTCGCTGCAATTCAGCCTCTTTCCTTTTGGCCTCTGTTGCTGCCTTGGTCGCATCCCTTGCGGCCTGGGTCTCGGCGGCCATCTTGGCAACAGCGGCGGCGTAGGAAGTTGCGGCCGTCGCCGCGGAGTCCGTCGCCGTGCCAGCGGCATTTTGCGAAGTGGCGAGGTTCTTCGAAAGATCGTCCATCGCCTGAATGGCTTGCCCGGCAGCTATCCAATGTCTCAGGTCGATCGCCTCGCCCTCCTGGAGCGGACGGCCGAGTTGGGTTTCCTGAAATTGTTTCGCGAGTTCCGATTGCCGTGTCGCATTCACCTTCCCGCCGAAAACGGCATTCATGTCCCTCGCCATTCCGGCGGCAATCTTCGCGATGTTCGCTATCGCCGGTGCGAGTTCAACCGTCAGGGTCCGCCACATACCCCTGAGCGATTCGTTGGCTTTGTCCAATTCGTCGTTCGCCGCGGCAATCTTCGACATGTCGGTGTCGGACAGGGCGAGCCCCAGGGCTTCCGCTTCGCGTTGCATCCCGGCCATGCCTTCTTTGCCAAGCGAAAGGACATTTGCAAGTTCGCTACCACTCTTGCCAAACAACTTCAGCGTTGCGTACATTCTCTCGGCGGGGTTCTCGATTTGCCGAATCGCTTCAGCCACTTCGATGAACATGCGATCCGGAGACAGCTTGACGAGTTCATTGGCATTCAAGCCCAGTTCTTCAAAAATGGCACTAACGCCTTTTGATCCGGCCGTTGCGTCGACAACTGCTTTCGAGAGGATTGTGATTCCCTGGGTCAATTTGTCAGCGTCCACGTTGGTCATCGCAGCCGCGTGCTGCAGTCCGGCAAGTGCCCCAGAGTTCATGCCGATGGCATTGGCCTTTGCCTCCAACTCGTCAAGTTCAGCCAACTGATTTCGGACGTTGAATGCGGCGACTGCGGCGGCGGCAACCGCCAATCCTCCAGCGGCTTTTGCCCCAAACGAGATGAACGCCTTCTGAGCGTCGAAAACCCGATCCGTCATGCTGCGGAGATTCTTCTCCATGCTGCCGATGCCGATCTCGAATTTCTTCTTGTCGATGTTGATACGAACGACAAGATCACCGATCGCGGTTGACATGCGAATTTCCTGGGTTCCCTAAACTCATCTTCGCTATCATCGCCGCCTGTTCTGGCGATACCGTTTGCTCATGCTCTTCTGTCGACTGTGGGTCCAAATCACTCGCCTCGATGTTCGCTCCTTTTGCGTTGGCGAGCAGCATAAATCCGTTTTTGCAGATGTGAATCAGCCGCTCCATTTTGTCCTGATGAATCTGCCGAAACGCAATCCACATATCGAATTCTGCCGGCGTCAACGCATCTCGCATCCCGTCTACGTCGAATACCCCAAGACTGTCAGCTAACTTGTAGGCGTCGAGTTCTCGCGGGTTTCTTCTAAGTTTTTTACCAAGCCCTCGATGTCGTCCGTCGAGATGCCGGCATGCTTCGAGCACTCGTTGTAGAGGTAGTGGGTATCGGCCGCGTCCCACTCCTCCAGACGGTCGACATAGTCGCCGGTAATGATCCGGTTGCCGTCGTCATCCACGACGCACATCGAAATGAAAATGCGGTTGGATTGCTTCAGCCGGGCACCAACCACCTTCCCGTTCTTGTCGAGGAAACACGCCTGATAGTTGGCGTAGTCCTTTTCCGTCATACTCTGGATGCGGAGCGTATAGCCGCTCACGGGAAGCGTCACGGTCTTGTAACGCCGTTTCGGTCCCGCACTCGGCCCATCGGGAAACAACTGTCCAACACTCGCTATCGCCTTCGCCTCAGTCGTCATGGCAACCACAAACCTCCTTCTTCGTCGTCGTCTCGGAAATGAGATGCGTTGGGGCCCGGAATGAAACTGCCATCCGGGTAATACCCAACCATCTCGCCTGAATCGAACACCTCAAAATCGTCGGGGTGAATCCCCGCAGCGGCCCGCCGCTGAGCCCGCTGTGCCAACTCCAATTGGCGAGGCGTCATGTTCGCGGCGGCCTCGCACTCTTCGTCAATCGACTCGGCCGCTCCTGCCTTAACGAGCTTCCAACAATCAGGCCAATCGAGAACCGTCCCGGCCGGAATCTTTCCGTCCGGGTAGGTCTCGCAGCCCTCGCCGCCGTTCGCACGACAAGTAGGGCAGGCACATCCAAGTTCAAGGAGCGTTTGAGCGAGCATTCACATCACCAACTAGGCCGCACTGCCGCCACTCGGGAACGTCGGGATGCCGTCCAGCTTGATGGAGAATTTGCCCTTCAATCCGTCATTGAGAGCGACCGTTCCACCGAACCCGAAACCGGCCCCAGCGAACGCCCAAGACGACAACCCGGCGTCTGCGAAGACGATCTTCCACGCTTCTGCGGCCGGACTGCGAATCAGTTCCAGTAAATTTTTGTGGCCAGTGAGTGCCGGGTCGTAGAACAATTCGCCCGAGCACGAGCCGCCTTCACTGCGGCCGGTCGGTGCATACGGAATGCCGGCATCCGTGTTGTCGAGGGTATCGGCCTCGAACGTCTCGGATTCCATGTCCGGCAGTTCGAGTGAAATCACCTGGGCCACTGTCACGTACGCGGCCGAGATGGTCTGCTGGATTGCGGTTCCCTTGCATTTGAGTTTTGACATTGTGGATTACCTCCGTTTCATGGCTTCTTTCTTTAGTGCTACTGCCGCCCGTCTGGCGGCTTCGGAGATCATCTCGCCTCTTGCTGCATTGGTGGCTACGGGGATGAGTCCGGCAAGTTCTGCTTTGAGTTTGCCGGTTCGCCTGCCCGATTTCGTGTATCGCTCTTTCGTGCCCAAAACGAACCAGTGGACATTTTGACTCGAAAGCCCGACGCCTCGCTTCTCGCCTGCTTTGCCTTGCTGGGATCGTGTTTTTGCTTTCTCCCTCTTGGCCTTGCTCGGTTTACCGACACCGAACCCAGCCTTCGCACCATATGAGCCGCTTAGTTGCTTCTTCACACTCGATCCGATAGTTGCCCGGACGGATCGCTTCATCGCCTGGCTGGCGGTCGAACTGTTCACTCCACGACGAATCGCCTTTTTCAGTGGGGCAACCGAACCGGTCATCGCGGCTCTGGCAACCGATTTCCCACCTTGGTCCGCAATGTGCCGTAGTTTTCTTTCGAGCTGTCGGGCACCGAATATCTGAATGATTGTCGCCATCACATCACCCCCGCCGTCACCGGATCGACGATGGGAAAGTTGTTCCACCAGTGCTCGACCACGTAATGCGGACGCCGCCGCTGTGCGATCTTGACATCGCTGATCCCGCGAGCCTGCCCGATGCAAAACCGCCAGGGTGCGTAGACGCGATGACTGTCGTGCAGATCGCCGAGACGGTAATCGACGTGATGTAGGGCGTAGTTACTTGGCCAGGGGGAATGCTCGATATAGTCGGTGATTGCTGCGGTGAACGACAGGCGAATCGCGTACGCGTGCGTGCGGTTGACGCATCGGCAGCGAACGAGCTTCTGGTGGATCAGCGATTCCGGAGGCATCTGATCGGTGTGGAAGTGCTGTCCGCCAAAGTAGATTTGTTCCCACTCGGGCGGCATAGCCTCCATCGTCTCCTGCATCACCTGCATGGCATCGCGTGAAAACACTGCGTCGTCCTCCAGAATGAGGATCGAGTCCCAGCCTTCGGCAATCTGCCGCTTCCACAAACGTAGGTGTGTCTGGAGACAGCCCCAGGCACCCACGGGACCGCGGAAGTAGGCTGGAATCTCGCACGCTTCGCCGTCAATCGCCGGGTGTCGCTCGGGCGAAGCGAACGGCCAACCGCCGTCGAATCGCTCCCGAAGCCGCTGCTGGAATTGCTCCCAGCGGTCCGGCCGACGATCCAGGTTGATTACAAACGTGCGGTCAAACATCGGTTCTCTACTTCTCACGTTGCCTCTGTGAAACACATCCGGTAGCTCTGTTCGACGGTGTACCACGTCCTCTGACTGCCATCGTCCCAGAGCGTTTTGCCAGTCACATCATCTTCGAGCCACGAGTCAAAAGCTGTCCCGCTCCCGCCGTACCCGGCCAATCCTGTTCCCGGATTCGTTCCGTTCCTCTTCACTGCCACGGCCAGTGCCTTCGCCTCTGCAAGCGTGATTGCCCGGCAACTGATATTCACATCCGCGAACGTCAACCCGCCGATTCCGGTAATGTCGTTTTGCGGTTCCTCGACATCGACTTCAACAATGATGTGTTCTTCGAGTTTGTTGTCCCGGTCGTCCAACTGATACGGCCGGATTCGTGCCGTGTCTCCTGTCCCGACCAGAGCCGTCACGGCGGACATATTGAGTAACGCGGCTCGTATGTCAGACTCCAGGCTCACGCGACCTGCCTCGCTCGGATTTCAATTTCGCGGTTGCGGCCGTCGGGATCGTAGATGCTGGTGATGTTCAGCCGCTCGCCGGTCGAAAGCGTCAACCACATTTCGGCGTTGATTTCTTTCGTGGTCGCGTCTTTCCTCATCTGCACTATCCAGTCGACCGTTGCGTGTTGATGTTCCATAGCCGGTTGCTCTTGTCCCTTGAGCGGCCACGCCCGACACCATCGCGTGCAGTAAGTCGTTGCGGTTTCAGAAAACGACCCGTCGGCATTCGCGGCCACAGTCGTGTCTTGCTGGGACACAGTCACGCGGCGGTTGTGTGGTCGCTTGCGGCGGTCAACCATTGCCTCATTTACCTCTTCGCTGAATGCGGCCCCAGCAATCGCCTCGCGGTCTTCAGCAACTCCTCATCGATCGATCCGTCATAGCGGTATGTCGCGTAGCATTTCAGGGCCTGACGGATCGCCAACGGGACGCTATGCCGGGTCGCCCCGTACCCGGCCACGTAAACGATCGTGACAGCGTCTTCTTGGTCCCTGGTCGATGGCCATGTCTGCCCGTACTTCAACCGGCAGACGCCAATGCCGTACCTCTGCCCCAGTTCGTAGTAGCTTGTCCCAGCCGTCTGACTCGTTCCGTTCGTGTCGATGTAGGTGACGGACGTAATCGAGGAGACTGTCGGCCAGCGGAGTTCCAGTTCGTCTTCGAACTCGAGGAACTTTTCCGTGACGGTCCGGTTGATGAGCACTCGCCCGAGTTCGTTGTCTTCGGCCCACATCCGGGCTTCCGTGATGAGGTGCTGTAGCTCCGGATCGTGATCCGTGTAATCGATCCGGAGTTGTTCCTTGAGTTCCTCCGGCAGGATTGGCTCAAGGGTCGGGTCGGTCAGTGTTGACGAGACACATCGCAGCACGATGGCACTCCTATGTTTCGCCCACCAGGGGTTGGGCTCGTTTGCCGAAGCTTGCGAGCCCAACCCAGCAGGTGAGGCGAGAACGTGGCACGAGACTACGCGAAACTAATCAATGGCTGTCAGTGGGGTCGCCTTGGCGTATCGCGGGTT